ACCCCTGAGTTAAACAAACTTCCAACTTGTTCGGCTCCTGGAATCTTTCCAATCAATGCACCAACATTCAAAATGTCCGGAACCATCGCACCGAGGGTGCTCGACACCGCTTGTAGGGGATTGGATAAACTGCTATTTGCTATATCAATAAAGGTGTTTCCTGCTGCTTTCATTGAAAGAGCATTTACATTCGTTCCTGTTTCTCTCGTCATTCCTCGGTCAAGTAGTGAGCCACCAAGTCTTTCTTCTCTGAGAGCAACTTGTGCTCTGGCTTGCAATGCGCGCATATTGGCGGCCATTTTGCCGCCAGCACCAATTGCTGAACCAGCAAAACCAGAAGTATCTTTACCAGCTTCTAGGGCTGCTTGTCCCCTTTCAAATTGTGAATAAGAGCTTTGCATAATGCCTTGGAGCATGTTGCTCATTGCCCCACTGATTGCGCTCCTGGCTTCTTTTGCTCTTGCTTTTATTTCATTTACGCCACCCATGATTCCGCCGGCAACAACACCAAGCGCAGCACCAATCGCTGCACCATAAGGACCGCCAACCATTGCTCCTGCTGCTGCGCCACCAGCCATGCCAGCAAGAGCGCCCTTACCTGCGCCTTTTGCCTTCATGGCGCCACCAATTCCAGCTACAGCTAGACCTGCCATTGGGTTGACTGCACCAACCATTCCACCAAGAGCCATTGCGCCACGCATTTCTTCTGGGGCATATTGGCTTGCTGCGGCAAGACCCATCCCTACACCCATTCGCGCCATACCGCTATTGTTGAATTTTGCCATTCCTTGACCAAATCTTGTTTCGCTTCTTCCATATCTAGCCATATCTCTCATGCGTCTAAATTCAGATAATTTTTTACCGTAAGGCGTTTTGCCGCCCATATTCAGCGCTGCGTAATTTGCTTTTGTTGGGGCCAAAACTGTACTCATGTTGCCAAATTGGTCTATTTTTGGAGCCATTAGTCCTCTACCCGGAACAATTCCTTGAGTATTTGGAACAAGTTGCCCTTTTGAATTCATTATGTGTGATGGCACACCATTAGTCATACCTGCAGTGGATTGTCCAGAGCTAAGTCCTGGTGCACCACCTCTTGACGCAGGCCCACCGTTAATATTTACGGTGCCTGCATTGACGTTCATGGCATTTACGTTTTGACCCATGACTCCGCCCTGGGTGTTCTTCATTTTTCCACTCATTACAAACAGGCCAAGCAGTGGGGCGAGACTACCAAGCATTCCGGTGCCAGATGTTTTTGTCAAAAGACCAGTAAACATTTTGAATATATCGGTTATGCCTTTTAGTACATCATTGATTACTGGCAAAATATCAAAAAAAGCTTTTTTGAGACCTATAGCCAAATCACCAACAGCGTCAATAACTTCACCGACTCTTTGTCCAAATTCAAGAATTTCATCTTTATTTTGAAGAATACCTTCTCTAAAAGAATTTAAATTTCTTATTCCATTGTCTCTAATTGCTGTCCATATTGGCTTAAATGCTGCCTCTATTGCTTTTGCTGGTTCAATGTATTTTCTTAATGCTTCCCTAAACAAACCAAATGTTCGAAGCATGTTGTTCCACCATTTTGCAATTCCACTAAATTGACCCTCTGAGCGTGGTAACCATTTTTGAGTTAAGTCAACAAAAAATGTACTTACTTTATCAACAGCATTAACTAGGCCATCCATGAATCGCCCACTACCAAAATTTGCTGTTATTCCCGTAAGTCGTCTGATATCTCTTTGAATAATTTGAAATATTTTTTGAAAAGCTTCTTTGGCTGGTTCAAGAAACATCAAACCAAAATCGGCAAATTCGCCTTTGATGAGAGCCATGAATTTCTTTATTGACCCCATAAGAGTATTGTTTGTGGTATCGAACTGGCCTTCAACTCCACCCAATTTTGCTAATTCACCAGAAGAAATTAATTTTTTTAATTGTTCTTTTGTTTTTACGTTTGCTTTTGTTAAAGCTTTTTCAGCTTCTGGGCCAAGCTCTTTTATGAGGCTAATCGTTTGAGCAAGACTTTTTTTATCCTTACCCGTACCCGCACCGGTTATTGCCTCGATAACCGCTCCAACTTTTTCTGCTGCTTTAGCTGGGTCCTGTCCTGCGGAACCAAAATCCATCAAGCTCTTAAACAATTTATTGCTTGCGTTAATTTGCGGAGTTGACATTGTCTTAGACATTGCCGCATACGCTTTGTTAAGCGCTTCGGTTCCAAGTCCTGCCAAATCTTGGTCCATTTGTAAACCACGCATAGCTACACGTACTTGATTTATGCCAGCTCCAAATTCTTTGGCACCTTTGCCCCTATATGCATACATTGCTGCTTGCTGTTCACGCATTGCTGCAGCGCCAGTAGCCAGAACTACTGTTAATGCGGCGACACCCTGTGCCGCCATTTTCATGGCACCGTGATAACCCTTTGCTAGAAAATTACCGGCGGCGAATAAAGCATGGACTCCAAGCATTGTCGCTGAAAGTATTGCCATTTCAGCTACGACACCCTTAATAGCCATGCCCAAAAATTTACGCAAACCCTTTCCGAACATTTGTGTTGCTCGGTCTATTGAGTCAAAGTGTTTTTTGAAATTAGTCTGTGTTCTTTTTAGGCTTCTAGCAGCATCTTTGCCGTAGTCATCTATTTCTTTTTTGCCACTAGAGCGCCCAGCTTCGCGTTTTAGGCGTTTTGTCGCCTGTGTAGCTTTTTCGATAGCCGTCGTGTTGGCATCGACGTCTATCTTTATAGTTATTTTTTCGTCGGCCATTTATCCCACCCATGAATTTTGGTTCACGTGAGTGTAAGTGACGTCAAGCTATGTGGATACCCCACTAAGTCTTCGATTTACGTTCTTGCTCTTCGCGGTCGTTGGATATAACTTTACCACATGCCATACGTATCAGCCATTCATCTTGGTCTGAATCCAATAGCTTTATGGGGTCCGTTCCGAATAGTTCTCCGAGACGGGCTGCAGACACTACCTGCGGGTCTGCGACTAGCTCGTCGAAGACCCCTTCATAGGGTCCACGGCATCAACCGTGTCTGAATAACCGGCTGCATCAAGAATTGCCAATGCTGCGGCTTCGATATGTGGGTCAACACCAAAAAAGGCTTTGACACAGTCTGGAAGTGGTCTTGTTGTTTCGGTCATCGCCAAGACTAAAGGTGAGGCAAATGTAAGTTCATTGCCGTCTTCGTCAAGAACTTCTTGTCCATCAATTTCTAAACCAACAGTTGTGTGTGCAATAACTGAACATGCAAATTTTGTTGCATCAAGACCATTTCTTGTGTCTTCGCCAGCATTTTTGCGCCAGTTTTTCATTTGTTGTTGAGTGATGTTTGGACTAATTCGCACCTTTACGCCAGGGCGCTCCGGTACTTCTAGTAAAACAACACTGCGTTCAACTTTTTTTGCAATAACTGATTTAAGCCTGGAAAGCGGAGTTTCCACATCAGCCTGCTGAGTTGAAACCTTGGCTGGCTTGACTGCCTTGGTTGTAATTGGTTGCTCTTCGGTTGAATAGAGTGAGTTGTTGTCGTTCATACTGGAAAACTAGCATAGGCCTAAAGGCCATGGCGGAACTCTTGACGATTTTATTAAAATCGATTAATTTGACTCTACGTCCTGAATTGCGAAAGTAAGAGAAAAAGTAGCTGGAGCACCCGATGATGAATCGCCGTCTGGCTCAGTCAAACCCACCAGTAAGGCCTTATAGTAAACTCGGTCAGTACCAGGGACCGCTAAGTCGCAGTCAAAATTCTGGATTGTGACGTTGTATTCGGCTCTACCGACAAGTGCACGGAGGGCGGCAATTTTTGCTGCAATACCGGTGCCAAGCTCACTGGCGACTCGGTCTGAGTCGTAGTGGGCGGTCAAGGTGATATCGCCAACCTCGGATGGAGCACACAAAACTGTCGGACGAAGACTCTTGCCCTCGTAAATCTTTTCAACGGAGGCTGTGATTTCTCCACCAGAAACCTGCGCAAAATAGAAACCAGTCCATTTTGGGTGACTTTGGTTTACAGGAACAATACTTCCAAGTATTTGTCTCTGAGAAACTTTTGTATTTGCCATGTTTTTATTCCTCCGTTAAACGACTGACGCCGTTAAGTTTGATTTGACAATATCAACTTCGATTTTGTCGCCGACAGTACTTGTTCGTACCCCAACTTTTGCTTTGATTGTTCCCTCTGCAAGTTGTGATGTCGGATTAAGTTTTGCATCACAGCGAACTGTGTAGCCAGGGTCAAGTTTTCTGCCATTGGAATCAAACGCCTCATAGAGAGCACCGACATCTCGCAAAGGAGCAAGAATCGAAATTAGACGTGACTCAATTGCGCTGAAAATTGTGTTTCTTCCATCGATTGAGCTGAAAACCAAATCCTCAAGACTTCTTCCAGCCTCAACCACAATATGGTTGACAGTGTCTTGCGATGTGATATATCTAAAGTTCTCAATATCTGCCGAAAGCGAACGAGCACCATAAATACGAACTGTATTTTGAATAACTCTAATTGCATTTACTGAACCAAGGTCCAAAGCGTCGCCTGTTGCTTTATCGATATCTACTTCAGTTCCCTCAACAAATCTTGAAGCTGAAAGCAATCCAGCTGCCGGAACGTGAGAGCCTGTTTGATTGTGAGCCAAAGCACGCTTTGCAGCCACATAGCCGTCTGGTGGAATCATTCTGCTAATTCCAGCAACACCGGTTGGAACTTCAATCCATGGGTAATACAAAGCGCAATGCTCAGCATGTTCTCCGCCTTGGAACACCAATGCTTTAGCTAAGGCAGTAGCGCTGCTGCTCCCAAGGTCTGTATGGAAGATAGCAATTCTGCTATTTGTATTGCAGTGTTCGACAATTGCTGTTTCGACTGTGCTGGTATTGTTGTCTGGAGATGCAACCGCGCCTGTTCCTAGAGCTCCGTTGAATGTTCCAAGAGCGGTGACGAATTGTGCATCAGTTGGAGCGCTACCGTCTACTCCACCATCAATAATGGTTTGAGCCAAAGTATTTAAAATAGCTGAACCATGAGGAGCCGTAACACTTGCAGTTACGTAACGAGCAGCAGTTGTACTTGTATTAATTCTTCCTACTGCTTGATTAACTGAGGTGCAAGTTCCGGTAGAGTAAACTGCAACATTATCCAAAAGAATTTGGATTGCAAAATTTACACCAGCACTTGGTTGTGTGACGATAACACTCAAACCACCAGCAAAAGTAACGGCCGTACCGTTTGCCCATACACCCGAGCCATTTGCCGTCAATGTCATTGCGGCGCTTGCTGAACCGGTATTTAGAACCTTGGTTGCAGATGTTGCGCCAGAACCAACGACTCGTTTTACGTAGCAGCGAGTGCCGCCTTCTTCAAAAAATGTTTCAACTGTTGGGTGAAGATATGAGGTTGAAATGAATCCACCAAACATATTTTCAAATTCAGCAAGGCTCTCAATCAATACTGGAGCGGCTGATGTGCCCTTTTCAGCGGTGCCGACAACAAAGAGTTGTGATGATTCGCGGACCGTAGCCGAAGACGGGCCAGTTCTGACTGCTGTTGAAATGACTACACCGGGCATAAGACCTTCCTATTGCTTGTTGGGAACTATCCCATTCATTAGTTCCAATAATACAGTTAGTAGGTCTTTTATTAATGCAACTGTTAGAAAGATTTGTTGTAAAGGGATTTTAAAAATTATTTAATTTTAAAATTCACCCTCAAGTGAATCCAGGTCTTCACCAGCACCAGATGGATAGCTTCTTAGAATAATTTCATCAACCGTACCCAGTGATTTGCGAGAAACAATTTCATCCAGCTGGATGTTGTAGGCGATGTATGAGCCAGCGAGCATTCTGTCACCTTTCAAAAGTGTTAAATCAGAAAACTCTTCTCGCATTGATGACTCATCAATCATAATTCTAAAAAAATCATTAGGGTCAGTTGCCTTTAGGCACGGATAGTCAAGGAGTGCTGACCGAACAACGGTAGTAAGTCTGTCCCTCATTTCCGTGCATTCTTGCGAGCCCTCAGTCCTAACCCAGACATATGTCCTCATCTGGTATTCGACCCTATATAGGGGGTCGGCGTTACCGTAGCCAATTCTTTCTAGTCTGTTTGTGGAAATCGCTATGGTGATGATTGTCGGCCAAGAATCTAACGCCAAAGGTTCGTGGGTTATAAATTCTTCCGGGGTCGGCAGGTCGGTACTTGAGAGATTCCACCCATTTCTGTATTCAATTAACCTGGTTGGAATATCAAGCGTAAGGTAGTTGTTGATATATTGTTTGGCAAATTGGGCACCGTGCATTAGTTCCATTATTCTGGTCCAATCTGTTTTTTATCCCCATAGGCAACATATCGCGCCATGGTTTTGCCAAGGTCGCGTGAAAATCCAACGGGCGTAAAAATTACTCTTCTTTTAGCCATTTTGCTTGTGCCATATTGATGAAATTTTGCATATTCGACATCGGTACCAAATTCGGCACGAGTATCCGTAACTGCATTTACTCTCGAATTCTCTAATTCTGTAACACTCCTAAACAGTTTTCCAGTTCTCACCATAGGTGGCGCACCAGGGACATTGGTCGCTTTCCATGATGCATACTGTGGGCTTAATGGGCTCCAACCACCAGAGGGGAGTCCGTTGGCTGTGAAGTTTGCAGCGTAACGGGTTTCCAGTTCTCTTTTAGCCCAATAGAAAACAGGTTTCATTTTTCTTGTTCGTTTTTTCATGTCATCCAGAAGTTCTTCTACATCTTCCGTGTCTATGTCGACATGAACTACTATCCTGACGTCACCTCTGGCCATTTACGCAACCCTGACCCTGCGGTACCTCTTCACTGCAAGTAGTTCTTTTTCCATAAATCCAGTTTCTACAGGGGCAACAGAACGTGGATTTAGGTCTTTTATACCAACCACGTCATCGTGCATATTTTGCATTTCTCGTGTTGCTGCTCGTAGAATCATTAACCTAAACATGGGAATTGATGCTCCGTCAAAACCTGCGGTATAACTGATTGTGACCTTATCGTCTGGTCCGCCGTACCAGTAATCAATGCCGTATCTTCGCACCATATAGTGAGTGTTTTCAAGTAATGTTGTTTGGACATCACCATCAATTACTGAAGTTGTAGCAATGTTGGCATTTGTTTTGGAAAAGTTAATACTTGTCGGAGTTGAGCTGGTGACAGTAAAGTTTCCATTAAACACGGTGTTTGAAAAATCAGATGAGGTTATTTTGCTTCCAACTGAAAATGGATGCATATTGTCAAATGTTATAGTTGCCACATTGCTGACGAGAGAAACGGAAACTGGATTGTATGAAACCCCAGGTCTTCTGACCTTGACGTTACTAACAGCGATAACCGGAGTATTCCTAAAATACAAGGTTTCTGGAGGAAGAGCATAATCGGCAGCAGAGTTTGCTACCTCTCCGTTCTGACCGTCCCTATATGTGTCCTGATTTGTCAAAAAGGAAGACATTGGAATTCCGTGGAAATTTGAATCAAGAATATGTTCTTCAATAAAACTTGTAACCTCTATTGGCCTTCTGAGATAGGCTTCAAGTTCACTTTGAAGACCTTGTAGCACATATTCCGCAGCGTCAACCTGACGCAAAGTAAACTTTACGTCCATATAGGTTGTCAACTCTGCTACTGATACCAACATAGACCTATCCTTGGGGTGTTAATGTAGGTTTAATTGTACCACTAACGTAAAATCGTAATTAATTAACTACGATTCAGTTATCTTGCTCTCCTTGACGCCGCCTTCTTAGCGGCTGGTCGTTTTTTGGCAACAGCTTTTTTAGCGGCTTGCTTTTTCTTGGTTGCTTTTTTGGCTCTTCTAGCTTTCTTTGCGGCTTTAGCTCTCTTGGCTTTCTTGGCTGCCTTGACTGCGTCTTCACGTGCCTTTCTCTGAGCCAACCCTCTTGTTGCATCTCGACCTGGTTTGTTCAAAGCAAATCCCAATCGAGCGTTCCCGCCAATAGCACCCATTTGTCGGCGATTTGGAAGACCCTTAGCTCTGCGAGCCGCCATTATGTCTTTGTCAATTGGGGGTCGCCCTCTAAACGTGACACCAGCAAGTGTCTTGGTTTTGCCGGATTCGTCGTAGCCCATTTGTTTAGTAGAATATTTAGCTAATTGGTTAAGTCCTTTACGACCACCATAGGCCTTTTTGACTACGTCATTAAGATTTTTAAGTTCTTGTTTATTCTTTTTGGTTCCGCCTCTTTTGGTTTTTACCAATTTTTCAAGTCTGGCAAGCTGAGTTCTAACTATCTCTGCGTCGTCTGTAAAATCTGGTCCGTATCTTAAGCCCGGCATAACGTCCTCATTCTTGTTTTGTACAAAATATAAGACAAGTGTATCACTCACTTGCCAGTAGGTTTGCTTAGAGCTATCTATCCGGGTTGGGTGGTGACTCCACCAAAGATGCCCTATCTACGGTTTTTGAGTCAGCCTCGATAGGCACCCAGGCCCTCGCATATGTATGTTCCTGTATTTTTCGACTCTTAATAATGCTTGCATCCAAAAGCAGGTCAAGTTCATCCACCCCCATGGATAATAAGTTTTTGAAATCTTTTATATCGTATTTCCCTGATGAATTGATTTTTCTAATTATTCTAGAAAGCGGTTTGGCCACTATTGAACCCTTACCCCTATTTAGCTGAACATGTAGCAACATTGCATCAATCAAGTCACAATCGTGCTCAATAACGGGGACAAGCCCTTTTGTCGCCTCCGCAATACTTTTGACATTTTTTGCCAAGAGCCAACGTTCACTTCCGTCAATTATCTCACCAGTCCATTTGGATACATGGATTGGTTGGATAAACCCATATTGCTGTAGGGACGCAGAAAGCACCATTAAATCTGGACGCAATATGTATGTTGCTTTCCATTCAGGGACTTTTAGTGAATCAATTTGAACGTAATTAATATTCATCTGTATTGCTCGTTTCTTGTTCCTCGATAGTTCTTACGGCGTGAGCTTTTGTTTTTGGACCTATAGGAGTTGGTGAATTGACGTCTATGTCGTTTAATAATAAATTTCTTATTAGCCAATTTATTGGATAAGCCCTTGGGTCTGAATTATGTTTCTGTCTAAATTTAGAAACAAATACTCGCGCTTCTCTTTTGCGTTTTTCCCCAATTAGGAAGTCTTCTATAAACTCTCCAGCACCAGAAAAACCATTGTCAGAATATCGACTAATTAATTTTTCAACATCAAACTCGGGCCACCAGCGTCTTTGTGCATCTATGTGTGGGAAACATTCAAAAAGCCTGTCATAGAATTCTGGTTCCGTAGCAACGACATCACCAATTCTTCTTATTGCAACGCTATGCAATGGAATACCAACCCTTGTGTTGCTTTGTGTTAAAGCTGCCAGCTCGTAATATTCGCAAAATTCAGCATTGTGTTCTTCTGTAATGAACTTGAAAACATCATCAGTGTTCCAGTCATAAATGATTTTGGCAAATTTAAGAGGGATGCTTTGTTTGAGCCTATATGGATGATTGATGTAATTTTCATGAAGTTTCTGCACGACGGAACGATAGCGAACCATTGATTCACTAGCTCTGACGCCAGTTATAAAAGCAACACTACCTTTTTTGTTATTCATCGTATAAACGTCGGTTGGTTCAGGTAAAGACCGAGAATGGTCTAACCCAAAATGAGTTGCGTTAATTGCCCATGGCGGCATGTCTCTGATTAATCTGTTTTCTTTTAATCTTCTCTCACTCCACAAAAGGGTTGTTTCTCTTCTGCCAAGAACCCAAATTTCTGCTGGGTACGGCAAGCAATACCATTCCATGTCTACCCATGGATAATTTCTTACTTTTTCTACATAACTAATCGTGGTTGGTGAAACCATTTCTTCATCGCGAAAAATCACCTTAACTGGACCCAAATTTCTTTCTTCATGAATTTCTTTAGCTAAATACAAAACAGCAGTGGAGTCTTTACCTCCAGAAAATTGAACGCACACCGTATCAAAAGTGTCGTATACGTGTCTTATTCTGGCACGTGCAGCGTCTACGCAAGACATATTTAGAAACATGCGCTGTCTAGTCATAAAAATTTATTTAATTTTTTCTTCAAATTTCACAATGTTCATCAATGAAATTTAATAGTTTTTGTCCAGTGGTTGAGCCATCGATGCTTGGGTTGTTACGCAACCAAGTTATGAACTTGTACCATTTTTTTTGCTGGTCCGAATTATCAAATACTAAAGGAACCTGTACCGCAGCGCTTGGAGCGGCCCCAGGCATGGCCACAGTAGAGCCACGAATTGCAATGTCTTCGTGATTCATCTGATTGTCGGCAACTATCCTCATTTCCCCGTCTTCTGTTTTCTGAACCAAATTGTCAATTTCTCTCGCGGTCTCCTGTTGCGCGGCAGTAAATTCTTTTTTGGTTTCCATGTTTTCGTTTTCTATTTTTGCCAATACCGCATCGCTTTCGTAAGATGCAATTTCAAACTCATCCCAACCCATGTCTTCAAGGAGTTCTGGATAGAAATCGGATATTGACACAATCATGTCTAAAAGCAATTCTGGTTCCGTGTAGCCAAGTTCCATAGTTCTATTATCAGCTAACGCATAAGCAATAGCGCGCTTGTCATCAGCGTCTAAAAAAACTACAGCAATTTTGTCCCACCCCAAAACCTTTGCTGCCTCTAATTGATGGTTACCAGCAATCACCGTAGATGTACCGTCTTCATTTTTTTTAGCAACAATGGGTTTTATTTGTCCAAACTCTGAGTAGGAGGAAACAATTGCATCAACATTTCCAACACGAGGGTTATTTTCTAAGGGTGTAAGACTTTCAATCGGAATCGCAAGAGATAGGAGGGATTTATGTATATTGGATTTCATACCTGCACCCGAACATTGGCGTTCAGTGTTCTCATTGCATCCATGGATGCCCTAATAGAAAGAAGTGCTTCTCTTTTTGTTTTCATTAATGCTTCGGCAATCTTGAATTCGTAATTTAGTTCATCCATTTTATAGTCAGCCCAAGCTTCTCTCTCTTTGATTGAACCCTTGGCCGAAAGGTATTCTTTGGCCCAGTTTGACTTGTATGAAGATTCTTTTTTTGCTGCGTCTACAGCTAAAACTTCAAAGGCCTCTGTTTCGCTTTCCAATAAATCCATAAAGCGCAATAATTCTTGTTCGATTTCCACTTGGCTAATTGGGCTATTTCTCATTTAGTCCTCTTTCTTTAGTATTCCCCAATCTACTTTCTCTAAAGCAGATAAATTGACATCCGGCCATTTATGTTCAGAAAGACCTAGATATGAAAGGCCCATTTGCTCCAATATCCACGCATCGCACTTGTCGTCTGCTCCTGGATTCCCCCAAACTATCCCCGTTCGAGCGGATATAGCTGAAATTACTTCATTTTTCGAAGCATTACCACGCCCTGTAGCAAATTTGGCTCGACATGTAGGTGGTATCTCTATATATGGTTTATCTATTTTTTTTATTGCAACTCGAACGACCCCTCCGAGTTCACCTATGGAAAAAGCTTGACCACTTCGTGACGCAAAAGAATAGCCTTCTATTAGAACAATATCAACATTTAAATTTAAAATAGTTTTTATTATGTTCTCAGAAATTTCAATTAGTCTTTCGACTCCGGTGAGCTTAGAGGTGATAACACCATTTACATCTCCACAAGAATAGCCAGTAGAGGTTAGGGATAAATCGAGACCCATTAAATTGAATTTGCGCACGAAGCTCATACTAGTATTTTTACTAAAGCAAAAACCCACCAAACATCCAGCATGCTTGGTGGGTCAATCTAAAAGTAGTGGCCGAAACCGGAGACTACTTTTCAGAATTTATTGCCGCAAAATGCTGGATTTAGGACCACCGCCTTTCTTCCTCTTAAGGTTGATGTCGGCTGGAAATCAAATCATAACATCTAATTAAAAAGAAGTTTAGTAAAGTAATTTTTTTTAAAAAAAATATCTTATTACACGCAAAAGCCGAGTGGATAACCCACTCGACCCTTGCGCCTATAACGGCCCTAAGGATTACAACAATACACCCGTAATAAATACTGAAAGTGTTAATTGTAAACAAATTTTTTCAAAGTAAATTTTGAACAAACTTTCTAGAAGTTATTTTCGAATCCAATTTGATAATGTATACTTTTTGGGTACCCAATTTCTATATAGGAGAAAACATGTCAACAGCAGTACTCGCCCCAACAACCATCACATTAACAATTCCTGGTGGACTATCAACCAGCAGTATCGTTACAATGGCTATGCCGTTTGCTGGCGTTATCAGCGGCGCTTACGTCGCAGTAACCACAGCACCAGTAGGCTCAGCACTTACCGCAGACCTCAAGGTTGGCTCTGACGTCGCAGCAACATTCTCGATTGCGGCAGCAGGAACCTCTGACGAAGGCACACTTACCGCTGCAAACTGTGACTTTGCACAGGGTGCTCTCGTTAGTCTCGACGTATCGGCTGTTGGTTCAAGCACTGCTGGTTCAAACATGACAGTTGCGTTTACGGTCTACGAAGCATAAATAAACTTTTCAAGAAAAACCACCTCATCACTAGTGGGTGAGGTGGTTTTTTTATACCCAAAAACTCTTAGCTAGTTAAAAACTAACGTTCCCAGCCATGTTTTGCTAAACCTAAATCAAAAGCCAATTGTGGATTATTGCCAATTCTTATATGGCAAGGCCTGCAAACTGCAAGTACATTGTTTTCATCCAGTATTGAACCACCCTGAGAGCGCCGAACAATCTCGTGCACATCCCTGCTGAGGTGTTGATTAAATGTAGTCTTCCCATCATGCGTGGCAAATGGTTTGCAGGCTTCGCAAAGAAAACGTTCTTTTAATATTTTCTCCACAAACGGGCGACGTTTTTCGTAGAGTAATTCTTTTTTGGCACTACGTTTACGTAAAGGTTTTCTTTTTTTAGGGGGTTTTGGATTTTTCTGCAAACCAAGACCTTTCCTGCGAGGACAAATTAGTTATTAAAGTGTATCAATACCAACATCGTCAAATAACCACTTATTCTCCAAGAGTGCCCATAAGGCTCGGTCCACAGCTGTGTCTTCTAAATCAAATTCTCTAAGCAGTGACCTGTGAGCAGAAATGCCTCGTTTCAAAAAATCAACCTCTTGCCAGCCGTCACTCACTACCATTTCTTTACCCGTCTCTATCATGACAGTAACTTCATCAAGACGTCTATCAACATGAAATTTAAATCTTTTAATCTTCGTTAATCTTGCGGCGTATGCAGATTTGGCTTCTGCTGCAAGACGTCGACCGACAGGACCCATTGATTCATATCTAGTTTTATCAATTTCGGCATCTTCCTCAATTGACTCAATTTGGTCTTGAATGTTGTCGGAAAGAGCAACTAGGGCTGTTTGCCATCTACCCCAATTATCCTTGTTTAGAAGCTCTTTTTTGTGCAGGGGCGAAATTTTGTTTTTAACGTCTTCTGCGACTATTCTTGCAAATGAATCATCGTTCATCATTTTGCACCACTCCATGCTGGACATATTTTTTTATAACTACAAAAATTGCATAAATACGATTTGCGAGCTTCAAAAAATCCCGAAGCACAACTCTCGTCAACCATGTTTTTGCTTTCTTGTATATACTCCACGACTCTTTTAAAATCTTTATCTGTAACTTTCTTTTCTAATTTTACTCCGTCTTTTAGATAAAGCAATTCTATTTTGTCGACATCACCAACCCCTAGTGATGATAATAGTTTTGCGTAAATCAAAAGCTGTAAGAACTTTTCTTCTAAATCCAATTTGGGGGTTTTGCCTGTTTTGTAGTCACTAACAGTGAGCATTGTCGTGCCATTAGAATAGGTGTATCTATCAATAAAGCCACGCAACATTACCCCTGCAACTTCTCCGTTTAGTTCGTACTCAATACCAACCGGAGATATTGTTTCTGGGTTTTCTAGTCGCCAAAGATTTTCGATACACCACCATGCTGACCAACGAAATTCTTTAATTTCTTTTTCTGTAAAAATCACTTTTGAAGTTTCTTCACTCCACTTGGATTCCCACATGTCTTTTGCTATAGCCCTGGCTGAAAATATTGTCCTAAGTTGAGGCTCTAACTTATAAAATTCCTCAAGGACATCGTGCACAAAATTTCCCAAAACCGCCCAATGATTTGACGGGTCTGGGATTAAGTCAATTTTATTAAATTTAAATTTTTGTGGACATTGCCTGTAGGTAGACATTGACGACGGCGATAAATAAATTGGCGCAATTAAATTACTCTCCATTGATTGTAGTTCCGCCACCGAACGACAAACGTGTTGCCTCAGTAATCAACCCATCAAGAGCGTCCGGGGTAATAGTTTCTTTACGTGGTTTTGGTTGACCGCTAGATGCTTTATCCCAGTAGGCGTTTAACTCTGATTTTTTCTCCGAAGACAAACTCTTTACTATCGACATAAAATTTTCCCATTTTTGGGAAACCTCAGGGCTTATGTTTTGTTGAGCGGCGATTGTTGACTTGTTTACCAAGTCAGCATCCATCGCATCCTCAATGTCCATAGCATCGGTGCTTCTTGCCAAGTAAAGACCAACACCAAGCTGTTGAGCAGCTTTCTTAAGGGCGTCAGAAACCGCTCCCTTAAAATCGTTGCCCAGGTCAATTGGTTTACCTGTTGATTTTGCTCTTTTAACTGATTGACCACCAATGCCGTGTTTATTGACAATTTTGCCGTCACCAAAATCTATAGACAAATTAATGTGAGCAATGATTTCATCATTGTCGTATTGGTCTCTTTCAATTGAGATTACAGTAAAAGACCAAGATTCTGGGCCCAATACTTTATTGAGCCTGTTGATTACTTCGCTGACAGGAAGGTATACCAAAGATACACCGCTTTTAACCAAAGTTTTTTCCATCTCAACAGGAAATGGTTCGGCAAGCGCCGCCATTAGTGTTTGATTTTTTGTCATTGATTCTCTCCCTTTCTTACTATGATTGTTGTTTTCAGTTGACCTGTTTCGCAATACATATCTGCGTTAATGCCAATATTAGACAACTCTTTTACACGCCAATACGACGGTGCGCAAAAATCTAAAAGCTGAATAGCTATTTCGGATGGAGTTTTAACAACCTCTCCGGTATCCATGTCAACCGACATTTTTACTAGTTTATCCACAACGGCCAAACCTAATTTTTTGTGTTCCCAAGCTTTTCTGTCATATGCAGTTTTTTTCTCAATCAAGGCACCTTCCCCCAAAGAAATTTCAGTTTCATCACCAAGTTTTAGCGCAACAAAATGGGTTAATGTGTCGTAAACCGTTGCGATATCTCGTTTAGCAAGATTTAACTGCAACAAACCTTCCGACGCCTCAGTCACTGAAGCATCGGATAAAACGTAAGCATCGATTTCTTCGGATAAATTTTTAATTTGTTCACGAAGTTCAACAATCTTTAAAATACTCATTTAGTAATGTTTCCTTTTTAAGTAATTATAAAATTAGTAAGTAATAACGCTAAACCACTATACTGATTTTTCGTCTTTGCGGCAACCCCAACCCAGCCAAATATGTAAAAGCCCCCACGGCAGAGTCAACTTGGTCGTCATGGTCACATGCCTCAGGGAATGATGACAACTCGTCAAACCAGTCAGTTAGCCATGCCCCACGCAGGACTCTGACGTTCCCGTTTGCACATGCTGCAGCAAACGGCCTGGCTCTTGTAACCTTGTCCCCAGTGGCCCGCAATGCAGAGAAATCGTACCCTGGGACTACGTACCTTGCATACTGGTCAACAAGGGCTTTACCGCTAGACCCTGGCTCTTGTTCCATTCTTATAGCGACCCCATGTCCATCTTCGTAGGCTGTTTGAGCTATTAATTGTTCGACTTTCTCGCCCTTGACTCTGGCTTTCTTGACATCCAAGACATAGGCAATTCCGTTATCAAACAACATTAAGGTTCCCACCGTATAGTCCGGATTGGGGTTTGAGTGACTTGGCTCAGTTGCGGCTAAGTCCCAAAACCTAACAGCCCTAGCCGAACTGGCAACTTCGGGGATTTCTGATGAATCTAAAATAACAAAGGCAGTTCTGTCAAACAGTGTCCCAAGAGTCGTGCTCCACCAGTCGCCCTCTTCCAGTCTTCTTCTTTCAATTGGGTCAAGAGCTTGTAGGGCTAAACGATAGGAGTCTGCGTCTATGCCTGGGTTATCTTGAAGTTTGGATGGGACAAAAATTCTATTTTCCTTCTTCCCCTCCACAATGAACCGTTGCCTGACCCAATTGGGGGCAGGGTTCGATGCAGCCCTCATTCTCAAAGGCACCTCTGACAGGGGGCCAGAAGCAGGGCGGCGCAAGCGGGAAAATAGATATCTGTAATCGCTCTCTCTGATTTCAGTAACTTCGTCCATGCCAATAAATTGAAATTCAGAGCCCTTATATCTAAGGTAGTCATTGGTATTATTTAGGTAACCAAAAGAAATTCTCGCCCCAGACGGGAATGTCGCCTGAAAACTATTGTTATTCCAGTGGACATCGTCATAATTACCCGCCCAGGATTTGAATCTATCCATCAATGCGCCCGGCAGGGATAGGTCTGCAAAAGTACGCCTAAAAAGGATTGCCGAATAACCAGGGATATCTACATACTGAAGAGCTGACATCAACAAAGCCGAAGACTTACCTCCACCAGCAGCGCCGCCAAAGAGGGCTTCTAGCGAATTAGTTCTTAGAAACACCTTTTGGTTTAATGAGGGCTCTTCTGGGCAAAATGGCGGAGATTTGGGCAGTAAGTAATTTAGTACTTCATTCCAGTCAGTTGTCATTTTTCCTCAATTATCCAATTTAGTCTTACTCCAGAGCGTCAATAATAGGCTAATGTAATTGATGCACCCAAATCTGTAAAGGTTTCAATGAGTTTACCACCAAAACTAAAACTAATTATTAGCAGCCTAAAACAAAAACTTGTTGGCATGAAGCCAAAGTTAACCAGAGCTACCTTCGCCAATTTGCTTATGTTTTCATTTATACTGTTTACCAGTATTGGTGCGGCGCTTATTTTTGTTCCCGCCGGATTGATGGTGGCAGGTATCGCATGTGGCATTTTTGGTTACCTATTGGGCGCTGAGTAAAATATGGCCTGGAACTCAAGCAGTAATAAGTCGCTAGATAACGACAAGGTTAAATCTGTTGGTCCTGGTGCTCCTATTGCCTCAAATCCAACTTTTGCAGGAAAAGCCTATAAAGATGGCTGGGACATTGAGCGTGCATACAAAGAGGGGATGCAGAAAATTACGTGGGTTGCGCGGTGCATAGATGCAATCGCTGGAAACCAGGCTCGTTTGCCAATCATCTTAAGAAAAGACAACTCACCAGATGGCGAAATACTCACTGGTCGTAAAGCCGAAAACGAAAATCTACTTGAAATCTTAAATACAAAATCCAACATTGGCGAAAATTCTTTTATATTTAGATATCGACTTTCGTCTCAGCTTCTACTAGGCACACGTGGGGTTTTCATAGAAAAAATTCGCGGTCGTGACGGAAGTGTGGTTGGTCTTAGTCTCTTACCACCGCAGTCAACATCACCAATACCAGACCCAAAAACTTTTGTTTCTGGGTATGAAGTACAGATGCCATACGGTCAAAAAATAATCATGAAGCCAGATGATGTCTGCTGGATAAGAAGACCTCACCCAATAGACCCATATCTGTCACTTACTCCACTTGAATCTTGCGGTATTGCCCTGGAAATAGAGAACCTTGCAAAACTCTATAATCGAAATTATTTAATGAATGACGGCCGACCAGGTGGGCTTTTAGTTCTTAAAGGCGAAATTGACGATGATGATAAAGATGAACTAAAAAGCCGTTTTAGAGGAAATATTTCGAGAACTGGATACACATCAGTAATCTCGTCTGAAGATGGTGTTGACTACATTGATACAAGTGCTTCGCCGAGAGATGCGGCATATCTACAGATGAGACAAATAACAAAAGAAGAAATTCTTGCTTCGTTTGGTGTTCCTGAGTCGGTAATCGGCAACGCAGCTGGAAGAACTTTTTCTAACGCAAGCGAAGAAATTCGTGTTTTTTGGATGGAAACAATGATGCCCCACCTAGAGCCTTTGGCTAGAGGTTTGGACGAATTGGATGAAAAACATTATGTGGATTTTGATTTATCAGAAGTACCTATTCTTCAGCTTTACAAACAAGAGCGAGAGAGATATCTTTTGCAAGAATTCCAAACTGGACTAATTAGTAATAACGAATATCGACTTGGGTCTGGTCGCAAAGAAACTGAAAGCGATTTAGCTGACTCTCTATTGATGAATCCTAACTTAATTCCAATTTCTAACACAAAGAAAAAAATGGAAGACCAACCGAAGGCCGACATCCCTCAGCCTGGTATGCCTCCAATGCCGGGAATGCCTCCTACTCCCGAAATGCCACCAATGCCAGGCGCGCCACCGATGCCGGGCGAGCAGCCACTTGACCCCAACACAATGGCTGGTGCTTTGGCTCAAAGCACTATTCCGCCAGACGCATTGGGCGCTCCCGCAACAACCGCAGCACCTGTTCCCGAAGGAGCAGCAAGCGAATCATCATCGGCAATGATGTACAAATCTCAAGAGGACAACGTAAACCAAACAATTTCACGCTGGGAAGAAATACTAGACAGAAGTCTTGAAAGAGTATTGGAAAGACAAGAAAGAGTGGTTCTAGAAAAAGCTGGAAGTAGTAGGGCGAAGAAGGGCTTATTCACTGGCACTCTAGATATCGATTCTCTAATGTCCACAGAAACATGGGACAAACAGATGGATGACGATATTCAGCCTGTTTTGTCTGCCATTATCCAGGATTCTATGGCAATAAAATTTGGAGAAAAAGAAAAATCAAAGTCTCTTAAAACCAAAAAAGACAGTCATCAATCCGATATTCGTGCACAAATTGAATCTCAGATGAATCGAATTAAGCAAATCAACAAAGAAAATTCCAAGGCTATATATAACACAATGATTGCTTGCCTTAATATCCCCGGAGAAGAAGAACGTGCTGTTGAGTTTCGAAAAGCCCTAGTTTCTTTGTACGCAAACCTTATGGCAAAACAAATATTTGATGTTTCCGAAGACGAAACACGTCGCGCATGGAGTTTTGGTCAACAAATCAAATAGTTTACTAAAACTAATCAAATAATTTACTAAAACTAATCAAAATACTTGCAATACCTGCAATGATGGCGCTCAAATTTAACTTATTATCTAAATACCCCAAGGAGTCTCATGCCCTCGATGCAGAATGCGGAAATACAATATAAAGCCAGCGCGGGCACCTTCAACCTCGACGAGGCTCAAGGTATTGTCGAGTGTTTTGTTGCGGGTATTGGGAACAAGGACTCGGTTGGCGATGTTTGCGCAACTGGAGCTTTCGCTAAAAGCCTTCTAAGAAGAAAGCCACGTGTGGTGTGGGGTCACAATTGGAATGACCCAATAGGTAAGGTTTTGGATATTTACGAAGTTCCAGCAAGCGACCCGCGTCTACCAACGAAGATGAAAATGGCTGGTATTGGCGGCCTTTACGCAAAAGTTCAATTTAACCTTCAGTCAGAGAAGGGTCGGGAAGCCTTTGCGAACGTCGCTTTCTTTGGCGAAGAGCAAGAGTGGTCAATTGGCTATAAAACACTAAGAGCCCAATACGACCAAAACATGCAGGCTAACATTCTCTACGAGGTTGAACTTTACGAAGTCAGCCCTGTTCTTCATGGGGCTAATCAACTTACTGGAACAATTTCAGTTAAAAACGACTCTGGAAAATCTGAGACGATTGAGCGCACAGTATTTGCTTCTGGACCTATGCAGGAAGCCATAAATGTTACTCCCATTGCGTCTCGAGAAAATAATGCGGAAAACGATTTGCTGCAAAAGATATCTAGCGAATTAGAAAAAAGAACAGCATCAAAGATAAAAATTGTATCCCTTGATAAAAATTCAGTTGTTTTTGATAGGCAAACCAGTGATGGTCTTGTTTCTAAGTACATGTGTAAATATCACTACGACGGCCAAGAGTTGATGTTCGGGCAACCACAAAGAATAGTTATTCAAAAACCAAATATTAACCCATCGATGGTTCCTTCTCAGCAGGGCAAACCAACCATGCATGGAAGAGTAACAAAACCAGTCCCTGTTATGCCAATGCCCGTAGCAATCAAGCCTGGAGAAAACGGTCCTATTTCTATACCTTTGCCTGTTGTTGTTTATGAAGATTCTTCAAGAAATAAACCAACTACACCAAAGCCACTAGACAATGAAGAGCAAGCTTTGGCTGATGCGCTTGTTCGTATAACCAAAAAATATGGTAAGTTCAACGAGGACAAAAAAGGTGTTTACGCGGCCTATACGCCAGCGGCGGAAAATGAGTTAACCAAAATTGGAGTCAAATGCTCTAATTGCATTTTCTTCAAAGGAGAAGGCTCTTGCAAAATTATAGACAAAGCCGTTGAAGCCGATGGTCGTTGTAGGTTTGCGGTTATTCCGCCAGGCGTTGTTGGTGGAAGCGTTATGGACAAAAAAGAATATAACGATTTCCTGGATGATGAAGAAGTTAAATGGGTTGAGGATATCGAAGAAAAATATCCAGGCGAATTTATTTTTGGAGTGTTAAGAAACGTAGTAAAAAGACGCAATAAAAAACGCAAAAAATATAAAGAGCTGAATGAATTTGATGCTGAGGAATACGCAATCAAAGAAAAAACTCTAGCTTCAGGAAAAGAAAAATTCTTTTATATCCCTGTTGATGTAGAAAATGCTTTTGAAGTTAAGTCCCTACTCGACACAGTACTGGACCACCATAGGGTTGATTCATTTGTTGATGAATATGGAATTGTTTTAACATCTGGACTAACAGCCGAATCAGTCGATGCAATAAATATTGCGGTAAAAGGCATTGGGACAAGAATAGGAAAAAGAATTGGTAGTGGGCTAATCAATAGACCCAGAATTGGTGACAGAAGAAGAAAACTTGGTAGCGGAAGAATAGATATTCCTACTGGCGGTATGCGTGGTACAAAGAAACCAAAAGGAAACCGTCGTGACGTTGATGGTGATGGTTGGGCCGATGAAGGCACCACGAACCCAGTATGGGTTGGCCTACGTTCAGGTGCAAATGCTGTACCAGAACGTAAGCCAAAGAAACTATCTTCTGGTATCGATGAGCGCCCAGCCGAACGTGGACGCGGTGGCCGACTTGGTTCCCGACCAGACGATGTAGAGTATCGTCGTGAGCGCAAAAGACAAATTGAAAAAGACAGAGCTGCCGGAGAAAACGCAACCAACCCGGTAGGTAAGCCAAAGAAACTATCTTCAGGCACAAAAGATATTACTAGACATCGTTCTGCCAAGAAACTAAAAAATCCAGCCGAAGACGCAAAAGAAGCAGACTTTGAAAAGATTGCAAATTCGTGGCGCGAACAAGGA